ATTAGAGATTGTTACTTTAAAGATGGGTGGTCTGGTTTTGTTATTACAGGTACTCGTACAGGCTTCAGTACTCAGTTACAAAATTCTATCTTTGATTGTACTGTTTATAACGCTACATCTTGGTCTAAAAATGGTAACTCTGGTACGCCACGAGGAATCTTAGTTTCTTCTGCTTACACCTACATGCGCGGATGTTCAGTGAACACATCAGCTACTTGTTTCTACATTGGCGGGTTTCAGGTTGTTGTTGATGCATGTAACGCATTTAACTGGACGTATGACAACGGGTGGTATTGTCTAGCTCCTGAACTAGCTATGACTAACTGTCGTGCAGATGGTAACAACTTTGGTAATGGATTTGCTTTAGCTTATTACTCAGGCGCACAGCTTACTAACTGCACCGCTAAAGATTGTTCTAACATGGGCTTTAGACTTCACGCTCCACAAAGAAACACTAACCTTACTAACTGCATTGCAATCAACTGCGGTTATGGCTTTAGAGCAGAGAATAGTCTTTCCTTTACTGGGTCTACTGTTACTTCGGCAAATGAAGTTATTAACGTAGCCCCTACAGGTACAGGTATATCTAACGTCACTGTAAGAATGGTTACGGTAGACATGGGTACGCCAATATCAGGCACATTGTTTACTGCTGATGGCTGGATCAACATGTCTGGCGCTAGTGTTGCTGGCTTTAACGGATCGTTCCCTATCTACAGTGTTAGCGGTAATATTATTAAGTACATTTCAGAAGATGCTCCTGTTGATCCTAATTATTCCACTACTAATAACCCTCAACCTTCTGGCGGCACTCCTCTTGTTAAGTACTGCACCCATGATATCCACTTAAGCAACATTATATCTGACACGTCTGAGCTAGATGGTATTCAGATGTATGAGGCGGGTAATGTTGTAATCAACAACGCTACTATAAGGACTGCCAAGCGTAATGGTGTTGGCATTGAAGACTCAAGGGGCATTACAGTACATAACTCCATGTTCTATGAGACATATCAGTCTGCTATTTTTTCTACAAACTCTCGTAATGTTTGTATTGATAACGTCAAAACTTATGACACTAAAGGTTCAGGAGATAGCGCATCATCTCGCGGTGTTGTGTCTTTCTATCAGACGCAGGGCATTACTGTTACCAATGTTGTAGGCACAAGCTACAAAGGTTGGTGGATTGCACAGTCGCTTACAGAGACTATTCCCTCTACTGGTCTTGTCAAAGACAACTTCCGTACTGACAATCAAGTACAACTTGATCAGACTGCTTACCCTGTCCACTACGAAGGTTCTGGAGCAGGCACACCAGAAGGCGCACGAATTGCTGGCATAGGTTCTGTTTGGTATAGAAACAATGGTGGTTCAAATACTACTTTGTACATTAAAGAATCTGGCACAAGTTCTAGTGGCTGGGTTGCTAAGTAATGGCCCTTGATACAGGTAAAGATTTGATTGACGTAGCTGCTGCCTCTACAGGTGTACTGGCTTTAGCAACGTGGCTTCCACCCACAGCCTCTATATTTACTATAGTGTGGTTAGGTATCCGTATATGGGAAACTGACACTGTTCAGAAATTGTTTAATAAATCTTGACATTCAACTAAAAATAGTGTATAATATATGAGTATTTTAAATAGTTTAATCAGTCCAGTAACTTCTTTATTAGATAAATTTATTGAAGATAAAGACACTAAGAATGCTTTAGCCCATGAAATTAGTACTATGGCAGAGCGTCATGCCTTAGAGTTAGCCAAGGGCCAGTTGGAAGTCAATAAGGTAGAGGCGGCACATAAGAGTCTCTTTGTTGCTGGTTGGAGACCTGCTGTGGGATGGTCATGCTGTTTCGCGTTAACGTACTCTACGCTGATCGCTCCCATCCTAAGTATATGGTTTGTTGTTCCTGCTGTTGATAGCTCCTTGCTTACGACAGTGTTAATGGGTATGTTAGGCCTTGGTGCTATGCGTACAGTAGAGAAGACTAAAAACGTACAGAGAGAGAGTTAATGCCGTTATCTATGGTGGACGAGGATCAGGCCGAGGATCAGGGAGAGTTTGAATCTCTTGAGAGTACTTTCGCGAGCGAAGACCTGTATGGTAACTGGTTTGATGAGACTGAGCGTTCACAGCGTTCTGCTGCTGGTAACACCCCTGAATTAGTATTCCCCACCACAGCCCCTACTGCTGTTGCTCCTGCTGTTACCCCTAAAGCCGACACTATAGTCACACAAGAGCAACTAGGTCGTATGGCAGAGATGGACCTGTCTGGTATTGGCGGGGACGTACTTGGCCTTGGCGATAAAGACATGGTTGGTATGCTAGGCGGCCTCCAGAGAGAGGAACAGTACAACAACGTAACAGCATACAACCCCCTTGGAACAGCCATAGAAGACGCAGTTGTTTACGAAGACCTTAATAGTCCCGAAGCAATAGCTGCTAAAGAAGCGAGAGAAGCAGAGCTAAGTGAGAGCTTACAAGGCTGGGCTGCACCTTTAAAGGAACTGGCTACGTCAGACCCTGATAAGTTCTTAGCAGACTACAGCGCACTATCCCTCACAGGACAGCTTGCCTTCCTAAGAAACGAATTTGATAACGGTGACATGACCGAGCGAGAGTATCAAGATGCCTTCGCAGAGCAATGGAACTCATCAGACAATGCAGGCACGCTACAGTGGGTAGATAAGTACGGCTACCGTCTATACGCACCAGACACTGTTAAACAACAAGGCGGTCAAGACTCTGACGGCCCTATGACATGGTATGAGACGGAGGGTTTGTTTGATGGCCCTATAGATCGCTTAGACCAGTACACGCCTAGAGTTGAAGAGACTTTTAATGTTACAAGTGTCGGTAGAGGGCTTCTCGCAAGCGCCCCACTACGTCTAGCTGCTGGTATCATGACTGGAGGTCTCTCTGAAGGCTTTATAGCTGCTGGTAAAGGCTTGACAGGTGATACACTACATGCAGGTGACTGGTTGTCGATTGGTACTGCGGGACTACAGGTGTCTGGTATGATAGCTCCTCCTGTAGACGCAGCAGCCGCAGCAGAGGCAGGTTCAGCAGCAATGCAGGCAGCAGACGCAGCAGGTCTATCTAACGCAGCAGCAATGGCAGCGGGTAATGCAGCACAAGCTGCCGCATTAGCAGGTAAAGGCTTAGGGACTTTATCTTATGCTCAAACCTCAGGTCTTATGAGAGCAGCAGCATCAGGTGATCTTAAAGGTGCCGTGCTTACTTATTTTGGCCCTGACTTAATAGACAGAGGTTTAGAAACTGTAGGACTAGACCCTGCTATGGTTAGTCAGCTAGGCATTAGTGATCGTGAGTTTAAAACAGGTTTGTCTACTGCGGCAGCGGCTCTAGCTGAAGGCGGTTCATTGGACGATGCTCTTAAATCTGGCTTTATAAACTATATACAAGAAGGTGGGTCTTTCGGTAGCTGGACGGACAACATTAGCCCTAACATTGACTTCGGTGTTGTGGGTGACGCTGTTAGCTGGTTAGCTGATAAAATACAAACAGGAGCTTCTGCATTAGGAGACCTTGTTAATCCTTTAGATAATAGACTAGATGATGTAACTCCTGATACTGTTAAAGACATTGTGTCATCCGCAGGTAGAGACTTTGAGGATTGGCTTAAGGACACAGCAACAGGGATGCTTACAGGAGCAGCAGGAGCTGCACTGTTAGGCGGTGGGGACAACGGCTTCACAATGCCTACCTTCTCTCCTAGTTCAACAGGAACAACAGATAAACTCTTTGGTGACAAAGAATTATTTAAATTTAAAAACAGAATAGAACTTAGTGAATTTAAGGATATAGAAGCAGGGACTCCGGTTTCTATTGAAGAGTTCCTAACCTCACCGTTTGAATCTGACTTTGCACAAACACAAGAAAGGTTTATATAATGACATACCTACAGCTAGTAAACAAAGTATTAGTTAGACTTCGTGAGAATGAAGTTAGTACTGTTAACGAAAACTCGTATTCAAAGCTGATAGGAGAGTATGTTAATGAAGCTAAAAATACAGTAGAGACTGCATGGGACTGGACAGGGCTACGTACTACACTTTCTGTAGACACACAAGCTAATGTCTTTAACTATGTACTGACAGACGCTGACAGCACTATTAAGATGTTGGACGCTACTAATGACAGCTTAAATTCTTTCTTAGGCTACAAATCATCTCGTTGGTTTGATCAAGCATTCCTAGACTTCGCCAGTGTACCTAAAGGAACTACACAGTTCTATAGCATCAACGGTATCAACAGTGTCGATCTGTACCCTATCCCAGACAAAGAGTATACGTTACGCTTTAATCTTGTTCTTCGTAAAGGTGACTTCACGCTAGATGAGGAAGTACTGTACGTACCTTTTAACCCTGTTGTGCGTAAAGCAACAGCTTTAGCGTCAAGAGAAAGAGGAGAAACTGGTGGCACTAGCGCAGCAGAGTTGTTTGCACTGGCTGATGATTCACTAGCAGATGCTATTGCTATGGACGCAGCTTTACACCCTGAAGAAACTATCTGGTATTCATAATGGGATCACAATTACAGAACATAACAATAGCAGCCCCAGGATTTGCTGGTTTAAACACACAGGATTCCCCTGTTGGTCTAAACCCTGCATTTGCTGCTGTTGCTGACAACTGTGTTATTGATCAGTTTGGTAGAATAGGTGCAAGGAAAGGTTATTCAACAGTCTCTACCAACGGTGCTGCTGTATTAGGGAGTAGCCGTGGTATAGAAGGCATACACGAGTTTGTTGCTAGAAATGGTACAAAGACTGTATTCTCTGTAGGCAACAACAAGATATTTACAGGCACTACTACACTAGCTGAAGTAACTATGCCAGCGGGCTACAGTATAACAGCTAACAACTGGAAGATTGTTACGTTTAACAACAACGTCCACTTTTATCAACGTGGTCATTCTCCTCTGGTATCTACTGCTGGCTCTACTACATTAGTGGTGTCAGTAGATGCCTCACACGCAGCTCCTTTAGGTAATGAAGTCTTAGCAGCCGCTGGTAGACTTTGGGTAGCAGACTTAACAGGCAACAAGCACACTGTCTACTGGTCAGATACTTTACTAGGTAACAAGTTTCACGGAGGCGCATCAGGCAGTCTTGACGTAACACTTGTATGGCCCACAGGCACTGACGAGATAGTAGCCTTAACAGAACACAATGACTTCCTGATTATCTTTGGTAAGAAGTCTATTATTGTTTATCAAGGAACGGCTGATCCTACAAATACTTTAGTGCTTGCAGATACTATTGAAGGCGTGGGTTGTATAGCCCGTGACTCAGTACAGCACACAGGCACTGATGTCTTATTCCTGTCAAACTCTGGGCTACGTAGCTTTGGTAGAGTAGTGCAGGAAAAGTCTTTACCCATGCGTGACATCAGTAAAAATGTACGTAATGATTTAAAAGACAGAGTAGCGTCAGAACTTTTACCTATTAAGAGCTTATACAGCCCAGATGAGGCGTTCTACCTTCTTACATTCCCCTCTACTGACGTTGTCTATTGTTTTGATATGCGTACCGCTATAGATGAAACAGGGGCGCACAGGGCTACTACGTGGTCAGGACTAGACCCTCTAGCTTTAACACTTTTAGATGATGGTTCTCTATACATAGGGCTGACCACAGGTATTGTTAAATATGATACTTACTTAGACGGTACAAACGAATACCAGTTACGTTACTTCAGTAACTTTATGGACTTTGGCAGCCCCTCTAATTTAAAGTTTTTAAAGAAGTTTAACATTACGCTTGTCGGTGCATACAACACATCAACTACTTTAAGCTGGAGCTATGACTATACAGGTGCTTTCTCTAAACATATCTTTACTACTCCCCTTACTAATGCTATTGCAGAGTACGGAATAGCGGAGTATGGCATAGGTGAGTACTCTGGAGGCTATGATGCCTTAGTTCGTAAACCTACTGTTAACACAGGAGGCAGCGGCTCTATTGTTACTGTTGGTATTGAAGCACAAATCACTGGCGCACCTTATTCCATACAAAAAATTGACATACATGCCTTACTAGGGAGACTTATTTAAATGTCTAATTACACTAAGACCACTAACTTTGCAACAAAAGACGCTCTACCCTCTGGTAATGCAAACAAGATTGTAAGAGGAACAGAGATTGACACAGAGTATACTAACATTGCTATTGCAATAAGTAGTAAAGTAGATGTTAATAACCCTGTCTTTACAGGCACACTAACTATTGCACAAATTGATGGAGGTACATTCTAATGTCTTTTATAGAAGACTTACTACGAGCAGGAGCTGGATATTACACTGGCAAAGAAGGCATCAAGGGTGCTACTCAAGTAGGCTCAGAAGGGCTTGCATTATCAGAAGGCATAGGTACAAGAGCTTCTGACGCTACCCAGTTCCAGCCTTATGGCGTAACCTCTAGTCTTGCTAATGTAGGCGTGGGTGCAGGAGGTGGCTTTAATCTAAGTCTTTCACCGGAACAACAGGCATTACAAGACCAGCTATTAGGTCAGGCCCAAGGCATGTTTGGTGCCGCAGGTAGCGGTGACTTTGCAGGGGATCAAGCGGCTCTCTATGAGCAAATAAGAGCCACACAGCGCCCTGATGAAGAGCGTAACCGTCAAGCTACAGAGTCTAGGCTGCTCTCTCAAGGCCGCTTAGGTTTATCTTCTAGTGCTTATGGTGGTGGTTCTCCTGAGATGTTTGCTCAAGAAGCAGCACGTCAGGAAGCTATGGGCCGTGCTAACTTAGGCGCAAGGAATCAACTGCTGAGTGAAAGAGAACAATCAATTGCTGGTGGTATGAACTTGATGAACGCTGGCTTTGCTCCACAAACTCAAGCCATGGGTATGCTAGGACAAGGTGTACAGACAGGTCAGCTTGCTCAGAGAGGCCAGATTAGAGGCGCAGAACTACAAGCAGCGGCTGGTTCGCAGGGTGTAGAGTCTTACTTACAGGGCGCTAAGTTAGCTAATAACTTACAACAGCAGCAGCTACAGGGCATGGCAAGTGGATTGTTTGGTAGTGGCCTTAGCCCAGAGCAGCAGTTTATTGCTCAACTCTTAGGTGGCGAAGGAGGTGCTGGAGGTTCTGGAGGAATGATGGGTGCTTTAGGTTTTGGTGATAGCAGTACCCCATCGTGGCTTAAAGAGTTAGGAGATAGGTTTGGTTTTGGAGGAGCTAGTGGTTTAAGTGATGCTGCGCTAAGGGCAATGGGGAATAATAATTTGTCATATATGGGCCAAGACGAGGCATTAGAAACTCCCGAAGAAGAAGCCGCAAGACTACAAAGAGAAGCTGAAATAAACTTAGGTAACGTAGGGTAAAGAGGGTATAATAATGGCACAAGATTTAGCAGGTATGTTAACAGGCATATCCCCTCAAGGCATTAGCCCTACGGGTAACTATGAGCAACAAGCAATGGCCTTAGGCGCTAATGCTTCCAACATGATGCAGGGTGGCTTACAGGGGCTTACAGGCCGTCCAGATAAATCCCTTGAGCTTAGGAAGGCACTTTCTGCGTTAGACATTAACAAAACAGAAGACCTTAAGAAGCTTATCCAGATTAGTCAAGCCACAGGTGACATTAAGACAGCTACAGCACTTGCCGCAAAGCTACAAGAGAAAACACTTTTAGCTACTCAACGGGAAGGGTTAATTAAACAAGCTAAAGATTTAGGGCTAGACCAAACTGCTGAGGTTCTTATCGCTGGCGGTTCCATTGAGGCGGGAACTAAGCAAGTCTTAGAGCAAGAAGAGCGTAATGTTATTGCCAAACAAGGCCGTAAAGGCAAGCTGGCTGTGGCTGAGTCTAAAAACGCTGGACAATCTGTGTATGACTCAATAAAGAGCGGTAAGTATGATAAAATGTCAGACGCTCTCTTTTTAGAGACCATGAAAGGAGAGACGGCAACTTTAAAAGCTTATAAAAGAATAGTGGACGGTAAAGAAACTATTGAACCTTATCGTATCAATGAGGCGGGTAAGGCTTATGATGAAAAGACTAAGAAGTGGGTCAACCCTAGTGAATTAGGCTTGCTTATAGCTCCTCAGGAAACTAAGGCTATTAATCAAGCAGACACCGTTATTTCTAATTTAACAGACGGTCTTACTACTCAGTATTTAGAGACATTTAAAGACGCAAAGTCTGCTATAAAAGTAATGGCTACTAACCAATCAACAAGAGAAATCTTAAGTGAAGGTGTACGTACTGGTTTTGGAACAGATTGGGCAAACAAATCATTAGAGATTATTAACAAGACAGGGCTGTTGCCTGATAAATACATGGACGGAGTAGCTGCTTCTAAAGCATTAATGGCTTCAAGAAGTGAAGCTGTGTTGGCCTCTATTGATATCTTTGGTGGTGGACAAGGGTTTACAGAACAAGATAGGAAATTCCTTGAAGCTACAAAAGGTGCTGATGCTTCTCTTGATGGAGCAACCATTAATAGGCTTTTAGACCTTGAAGAGCGTGTGGCTCGTGCTGCTATCCAGTTAAACAACGACACCCTTAAGGGAGTTATGAAACTTGCTGCTGGTCGCGGTGAAGACACAACATCACTCACAAACGCTTTTTATATACCACAACCTACTCAGTTTCTACAACCAACGCAAGACGAAGCATCAGCGACTGGCGGCTATTCACCTGAGACTCTTGATTTATTAGAAAGAATGGGTATTCCAGTAGGAGGCGATCAATGAACGAAGACCAACTAAGGGCAGCAATAGAACAAGCCGTCAAGGAAAACAAAGTAAATGTTGTTACTGAGCTGGCTCCTATTTTAGAACAAAAAATTAATCAAAGAGAGAGAAAGATTAAGGAAAGTGAAGGTCGTTATGTTGCTGCTTCAGGATTAACTGAGGAAGACTTTGGACAATTTACAGAGAATGTTGGAAAGGCTCCTGAAGAGTTTACAAATTTTGCAAAACAACAAGCTTCTGCTGCGATTCAAGGAGATATAGGCTATGGGAGAGCTGGTTTTAATATAGCGGCTAAAGGCGGTTTTGATGCTTTAAACACGGTAGTTAGTGAAGGTATACAACTAGCTACTAAAAACGCGATGGTTCAGATTTTTCCTAATCAAATGGAAGAGTATGTCGCTAACAAAATAAAAGACACTGTAATGCCTTTAATAGACAACCCTGTAACTAAAAAAGGATTAGAGATATTAAGCGGCCCTGCTGGTTATGTTAGGGATGCTTGGGTTAATTACTCAACGGAAAACCCTAATGACGCTGCAACAATTGAAGGTGTTGTTAATGTAGCACAGTGGTTAAAACCGCCATCTTTACGTGGCCCAGCTCCTGACACAACTGCTGGTTTACTGGGTAGAGCAGGTGACAGTCTTTATGAGTCTGGTAGGAAAAAAATAGTAAAGGCAGACCGTGGTTTTCTACTTGAACTGGCAAGCCCTGTACCCACACAAGAAATCCTAAGGAACCAAGCACGGACAAACGTAAAAAATAAATGGGGAACGCTGGAGGTTGTACCTACGGCAGATGAAGAAGAAGTGGTCAGTAACCTACTAGAGTTAAATTTAAAAAAGGGTGTAAGTTTTACAGAGAATGGACAGGCAATTTCAAAAGCTGTAGAAGCTAAACAAAACAGCCTAAACAAGAAATTAGCAAAATCAAAAGTTAAATTAAATAAAAAAGAATTATTGAGTGATTTAAAAAACGTAGCTGATAACTTACAGTCAAAAAATCCTGCTCTTGTTGGTGATGCTGAAAAGTCAGCACAGAAGATTTTTAATCTTGTAGAGGTGCTAGTTAAAGAGTCTGACGGTTCTGCGTTAAGTATTCTAAACATACGTAGGCAGATAGATAAAGAACTTAGTAAGTTAGGCAAAGGCGGGTGGGATGGTAACAAGCAGAACGGTATTGACATTGCCTCTCGTGCTATGCGTGATCGTTTAAACCTTAAGGTTGCTGAAGCTGTACCTGATGTTAATGTACAAAAAGACTTGCGTAAAATGCATTTGTGGCTTAAGGCTCACGACAATGTATTGGATAAAGCGGCTAACGATGCTAATTTAAAAGTAGGCCGCATTGTTCAAAATATTGAAGGAGCTACAGGAACTAAGGCTCCAACAACAGCTATCAGTAAGTACATAGCGGGTAGTTTAGCGATAACAGGTGTTGCAGGTATCGCAGCTTCTGGTTATTTGCCCCTTGTAACAGCGGTGTCAGCGGCTGGTGCTATTGGTTACGCTATTAAACGAGGGGCGGTTAGCCCTAATGTTCGTAAATCGTTAGGTGTGATGCTTAGGAGCGCAGATGATGCAATTAAAGCAACTAACAACTCAGCTATGAAGAAAGCTATTGCTGCTGACAGGGCGTTTATTGTGGAAATAATGAAGCTCCCTACAACCCAAGCAGAAGACATTACTGAAGAAGAAATGAAAGAGGCGGGTTTATAATGGCTGATTCTACGTTACAGCGTTATGACGAACTATTGAGTCAAGACTTAAGCAAGACTTCTTCTAAAGAAAACTTTAATAAAAGAATAGACAACGTAAAAAGAACAGCCAGTAGGCAAACCGCTGGCAACCCTTACGTGAACTCTGCTGAGTTACTGTTATCAGGAGCTGGACAGACCGCAGGTTTACTGGGTGACGCAATAGGCGAGTTTGTCCCTACTTATATATCAGAACCTTCAGAAAAAATAGCGGAAAGCTTAGGCAACGCTATGATGTCTACAGATTTTGGTAAAAAAATAGCTGAGTTTGCAACGGAAACTGCTAAAGAGTACCCACGTAGTGTGGATGCCGCTGGTAATTTCTTAAATCTGGCGGCAGTTACAGGAGCAGGTGCTGGTGTTAAAAGCATGGGTTCTTCTCTTGGTAACGTAGCAAACCGAACGTCATTAAGCACACAAACAAACATTCCTAAGTTTTATGAAGACCCTATTAGGGGTAAGGTTAACTTCCTTACAGCGTATGGTAACTCTATACCGTCTGCAATAGCCGAAAGTGTTTCACCCAGTAAACGAGCAGCTACAAGAGTTCTAGGCGTTCAAGCAAAAAAGATAGCTGATATTTTAGGAGATACAGGAGAAGACGCTGAGTTTACTGCTTCTTCTCTTTGGTCTCAAACCAAGAACGACAGACCTGACGGTGAAACCGACAATGCCTTAACTATAGGCCCTATATCTCTTAACTACATAGCAAAAGACATTCCTATTGACGATAAAGCAACACTAGCTTTTAACATAGGCAACGGTTTGCGAAGAGGAAACGATCAGATACCTGAAGAAATTGTAGACAGAGCTGTTAATCATTTAGGAATACATAAAAAAACAAAGGCTGATCATTTTGTTCAAGTTAAAGACCCACAAGGGGGCGGGGGTGCTAAAGGAAACTTAGAGTCTATAGGTAAGGGAGGGTCAGGAGCAAGCGTTGTTCGGGCTTTCTCTACAAATATGTCGGACGATTACTTAAACTTTATAAATAACATAAGAAAAAGTAAAAAAGAAACACCTTACGACAAGTTACCCCCTAACCTTGCAGTAGAGTTTGCTCAGATAACAGCTTCTTTAAGTAAAGA